CGCTGCCCCGTCAGGGCGAGCATGGCCGACTGCGAGGAAACGGATCCCAGGTAGTCGCTGATCGCGATGGAGGGGATCTGGGAAGACGGCACCACGCCGCCCACCAGATCCGCCTTCCCCGCCAGGCCAGAGGCCAGCGCTGCGGGCGTGGCGAAATCCGTCGTCGCAGCCTGCGCAGCCGATCCCAGCTCCAAGCTGGCCCGGCCTGTTGCGGCGTTCAGGTGTTGGCTGCCGCCATCCCATTGACGCCGCTGCGCGAATGCGGCATCCCAGTCCGCCTGCCTGGCGTCGGTAGGCAGGCTGTAACCGGTCGCGAACCCGAGGGCCAGCGTGCCGGACCCGGTGACCGGCGAGTTGTTGACCGAGAACCCGGTCGGCACCGACAGGCCGACGCTGGTAACACCCGTAGCCGGCAGCCCCGTGAGCTGCGAGCCGTCAACCGCCGGCAGCCTGCCGGTGCCATCCAGCCGAACCAGGCCGTTGGCCGTGTTCATGCTTAGCTCGATGTTCCGGGTTCGAGTCCAGAACCCGCTCCCGTCCTGGGTGCTGGTGTCGGTGATCGTGAGCGGCTGGCCGGAGGTCCGGGTCAGCCCCACCAGGAACCGGTTGTCGACGTAGCTCCGCACTGCAGACTGGGTCGGCGCCGTGTTTCCGTCGCTGGCCCCGGTGCTGGCGAGCAGTGACGTGTTGTTGCTCACCTCCTGCAGCTGCACGCCTACCGTTGAAATCCCGCCGTTGCGCGAGAACGGTCCGATCGCGTTCAGGCCGGACAGGTTGAAGCTGCTGGTATTGATCGTGACTTCGCCGGTCGTGCCATCGATCTCAAATGCACCGTTGGCGATCCGTACATCGCCAATGTCGTTCACAATCAGGCCGAAGACACGGCCGAAGTTTGTTTCTACGATCTCATTCGCCCTGATCGGCACCCCGCCATTCCACGGCAGCGCCGAGTAGTTGGTGCCCGAGCCGACATAGTTGGCGGAGTGACAGCCGGCGCTGATCTGCGACCGCTGGCGGAAGCTGGCCGCAGCACCCTGCGCGGCGTTGGCGACCAGTCCCGCCCCGGTGGGGTTGAAGAAGCTCACCCGATACCCCGCCCTGGCGGGGTCGCTGTCGGGCACCACCACCCCGCCAGCGGTGATCGGCAGGCTGCTCTGAACCACGTAGCCCTGGCCGCCCAGGAGCAGCACCTGCCCCGCAGCGGGACGGCTGCTGCTGCCCAGTCGGTTGGAGCTCAGGCTCACCACGTCCACCGACGTGTCCCCGGCGGTGGCGACCACCCGCAGGGATCCGGTGAACAGGGATGTGGGGCTGTAGCCATCGGCCACGAGTCCGTAGATCCCGAATTCGCTGCAGCCGCCGCCGCTCATCGTGGCCTGGCCACCGGTCTCACACCGGACGTGCCAGGTGCCGAACAGGCCAAAGAATGAAACCAGCTCCGCGTAGGCGTCGTTCTTCACGACCGCGCCGGGACCGCCCAGGTTCTGCTGGGTGAACCCGTAGATGACCATCGAGCGGATGGGGCTGCTGGGGTGGCATTTGGCCCCGTCCACCTCCACGCCGCCGCCGCAGTCGCCCGTGCTGGTGCTGCCGGCCTCGCCCGTGTCGTCCTCGGCGGTGAGCGACAGGCAGTCCTTGATGTAGGGCGATGCGGTGAGGATCACCCCCTGTCCGCCATTGGCTTGCTCGTTGAACGCGATCGCCCAGGCCCTGGTCCCGACGGATGAATCCGTGGGACTGGTGTTCTGCGCCTGGTGGCCGGCGAACGTGATGTCGCAGACCATGCAGCCGGAATCGACCGCCACGAAGCTGCTCAGCTCCTGCCCCGCAGCGGGCTTGACGCGGATGCACCGCTGCTTGATCCCCCGCAGCAGGATGTTCGGCCGCAGCCTCAGGGGCAGCGCCGGCTCCACATAGGTCCCCGGCCCGATCTCGATAGCCGCGAACTCCGAGGGGTTGGCCACCCTGAACGCATTGGCCGCCGCAACCGCTGCGCCGATCGTCAGGAACGGCTCGCCAGGGCTGGTGCCGTTGTTGCTGTCGCTGGCCCCGGCCCGCTTCGAGACGTAGAAGGTGCGGGCATCCCGGAACTGATCCAGGCGAGCGGTCAGCGCGGTCTGAACCCCCGCCGCCGCCCCCGCCTGCTCCGCCCCGATCGCCGTCCGGCCTGCTGTGGCATCGGCGGCCGTCGCCAGCTGCTTGCCGACGCTGCTGGAGTGGCTGGACCACCAGGAGGCCGCCGCCGCCTGCCCCCGGGTGGAGGTGAAGTAGAGATTGACCGAACCCTCGGGGACCCCATCGGTGGACCCGGGGGAAGGATTGATCTCCACGTAAACCGAGCCAGACCAGCGGTACTGGCGGTTCGTGGCCAGGGAGATGTAGAGCTTCCCTGTCTCGCCAGTCGCCGGAAATGCGGCGATGTTTGCGAATTCGAGAACGTCGTCAACGAATCCGGGCAGCTGCGCCGATGGAACCCTTCCCGTTCCGTCCAGATCCGCCTTCCCCGCCAGTCCCGCCGCCAGCGCCCCCGGTTGAACCGCTGTGCTGGCCAGGGTGACCGCGCCATCCCACTGCGCCTGCCTGGCGTCGGTGGGCAGTGAGTACCCAGCGGCGAACCCGAGGGCCAGCGTGCCGGACCCGGTGACCGGCGAGTTGTTGACCGAGAACCCGGTCGGCACCGACAGGCCGACGCTCGTCACGGTGCCCGTTCCGGTGGCCGTCAGCTGCCCGCCGACGATCGACAGGCCCGGCCCCAGCGGAAGCCGCGTCAACAGGCCACCGGTGCCGGTGAACAGCAGCCCATTGGCCGCCAGGCCGGAGAGGGTCAGGCCGGCGAACGTAGGGGAATCGGTGGTCGCCAGGGCCTGGGGGAGGCCGATGGCGTCGGGGGTGACGAGCTCGTAGTCGTACGGGTTGCCGGAGGCCCGGCGCAGGCGCGGGAACTTCCCAACATCACCCGTCCCACCAGCAGGCAGGCCCGGCCCCGGCAGCCCCGGAATCAGAACTTCGACGATGGTGTCGCTCATGGGGCATCCAGGGAGACGCGGGGATCTGCCACGGCAGCGCCCTTGACCAGATAGAAGTCATCGCCCACTGGCGGGAACAGGTGGAGGTCGTGGACCGCCCTGCCTGCCCTGGTGGGGATCGTTTTCGTCTGCACGCCGGTCAGCCGCCCGCGAATCTGTCCATCGGCACGATTCGGAAAATCAACCGAAACCTCAGCGTACTTTGTGCGCCGCTTCGAGTCCCATATTTCCCAGTTGGCTGTATAGCCAACCAAGGAAACAGACGCGCCATTTTGCTTCATTCTCAGCCACAGCTGAGCAGGTGCGCCCTGCTGAATCGGAAAGGTGACGTCGAGCGGTTCCATGCCCTCAGTTTTCCGACTTCCGCCGGCCCCTCGGGGCCCGTGCCACGCCATCGCGGATCTCGGGATCCTGTTGGGCGTCGGCGGGGGTGATCGCGGGTTCGGTGGTCTCGGCGGCGGGGTAGCCCATCGCCTTGGTGGCCTCTTCCAGGGTCATCCCCAGGGGCATGGCGAAGCTCATTGCATCCTCGGATAGGTGGGAGGACCCCGGCGGTGACTGCCGGGGTCCGGTTGGGGCGATCAGTCGTAGATCGGCACAATGCGAATCGTGTTGGTGCCAGCCGGCGCATCGCCAGCGGTACCAGCCACGGCCCGGACGGCACGCACCGACACGTCACCGGTGAGGCTGCCAGCAGCTCGCACCAGCCGCTCCACGGTGTCGCCTTGAATGGCGATCCGCTGGATACCGGGGGCGTTTGTGATCACGGCGATGGTGGCGTAGGTGCTGGCGGAGGCCAGGGTGCCGCCCTCGGGCACATGCGCCGCCTGGATCGTGTAGGTGCCAGCAGAGGCCGAAGAGCCGCTGGCGACGATCCGATAGACGTCCTGGTGATTCAGGGACGTGTTCAGGAGCTGAGCCGCGCCGGTGCGGGTTTCAGCCACACGGCCGCGAGTGCCGCGGAGGACGCTCCCCACCAGGACGGTGAGGGCGTCGAATGGCATCGCCAGGCGAGTGGCGAGACCGGTTGCACGTTGTCCCATTTGGGGTTACCTCTCAGGGTGAAAGAAGAAGGAGAAATCAGGCCACGACAGCGGCATTCGTCACCCCGTAGAGGCGAGAAGCGGATCGACCATTCTTAATGGTCATCAGGATGTCCCACTCAAAGCGAGTGCGATCAACCACGCCATCACCCTGCTCGCCAAGGGGGCGGAGGGTGGGGCCGAATGTTCCGTCCTGCATCCGGCCCTGGTGCATGGTGACCAGGTTCGGACCGAACGCGACGCAGTAGATGGAGGTCGTGGCCCCACCAGTCGGGTCGATGCCGTTGGCATTCTCGGTGAACGGCTGAATCGGGAGGTTTTGGCCGTTGACCTTGGTGGTGACGATCTCCACGCCGTCGTAGAAGCGAGCGCGGCGGCCGAACTCGTTCAGGTCCGTGGTGTAGAGACCACTGAGCCCGTTGTTGCGAGCGGCGGCGGCGATCCGGCGGCCCATCTGCTGGTTCATGATGAACACCTTCCGACCACCAAGGGCGTCGGTGGCATCGTTCAGCTCATCGAGGGCGGCCAGGGACAGGGCGCCGCTGGCGTTGATCGCCTGGGAGCTGCCGACGTTGATCCGCTTGCGGAGGCCGTCGAATTCCCGGTTGTTGACAGCTTCGTCGCCATTGATGAACCGATCCTCCAGCAGGAATCGCATGGATTCCATCTGCATGGTGATCTGATTGATCCGGGCCTCGGGGCCTTCGGTCCGCAGCTGGAATAGGTCGACGTCGATGTCGGCCTGCATCATTTTGTAGGCCTCGGACTGCGGGTTGATGATCCCGTAGTCCGGATCGTTCACCTCATTGGTGCCACGGAAAGCGACCTGAGGCAGCTTGGCGACCTTGTTGTAGAACACGCCGGGGCCGGGGGTGTTCTCGAAAGGGATGAGACCGGAAAGCTCGCCGAGGCTGAGTTCCTGGTAGAGCGCGCGCTGGACTGGATTTTCCGCAGCCTTGGCGGACTCCAGAAGAGTCAGAGCAGTCACTGGTTGATACCTGAAGGGTGGTAATGGTTGCTGGTGGCATCACGCCGTGGGCTCAGAGGGCATCACGCCAACGTCGCTCACCACCAGCAGGCCAACCCCGCCTAAGCCGTTGGCTTGTCCTCCAGCCCGAGCCGCAGCAGATCCCGCGAGGACATGCCGACGAGGCTCTGCCCGTGCTGGACACGACCCGGCACCCCAGCCCGACTACCGCCGCCGCTGCCGTACCGGGGCTTGAACAGGGTCCCATGCACCCGGTCGTCGCGGAGCTTCTCGAAGAACTGGCGCGGGGTGATGCGCTTGTTCGTCTCGGGATCGGTCTCGGGCGTGCCATCGGGACGCTTGAGGTAGATCCCTACGGAGTCCTCCTCAAACCGATCGCCGAAGTGTTTCCATGCCAGGTCGAACGGCACGGACCCATCGATTTCACTGGCATCGGTGAGCCCTTCGGCAGCGTTGAACTCCCGCTCGGTCTTCACCCGCAGCGTCTCCCGCCTGGCGGCCTCGGCGGCAGCCTGTGCTTCGCCGCGAATCTTGGCGGTGTCGGCCTCAAGCCTTTGCTGCATGGCCTGAATCTGCACTTGCGCTTCACGCTGCACAGATTCCGCCCGTTGCCGCTCAGCCTCAGCCTCCCGCCGGGCCTGCTCCACCAGGGCAGGGTTCTCGGTGGCGATGCGCTGAATCTCCTTGTCCCGCGCTTCCCGTAGGGCCCGCTCCTTCCGCAGCGCCTCCTGGAGGTTGGCAATGTCCTGCTGTGTCGGCGTACCGTCCCCACCAGTGGGAGGATTCGGCGGAGTCGCGCCACCGCCAGCCGGGGGATCACCGGCTGGCTCGGGATCGACAAACAGCCCCCGGGTGACGAGATCCAGGGCGGTTCGATTCTTCAGTTTCATGTGGGTTCCTTTGGCATCACGCCGCAGTTTCCCCTCAGGTTTCCAGGCTCACCCCACCCCCGCCCGCCTGACCGCCTCGGTGATGATCCGATCACCCCGCTCCCGATCGCGGAGCCGCTGGCGGTTGCGGAGCTGCAGCAGCAGGGCCGCCTCGGTGGCGGTGGGCTGATCGCTGATGATGATCGGCTGGTCGGGGCGGTCGGGGGTCATGGGTCGGGGGCGATGATCAGAATTTGAACCCCACCTCAGCGGGATCGGCAGCCGCCAGGGCAGCGGTTTCCTCTGGGGTAAGCATCAGATCCTCAGCGGTGAACCCCAAGCTCTGGAGCTGCAGGATGCACGCGAGGGGGCGGTTCCAGTCCCAGGTGGCGAGGGGGACCTCGGCCCCGTCGCGCCACGCCTGTTTCTGATCCGCGTCGGAGGCAATCGGCACAATCCGATCCTGAATCGGGCCGCTTGCCCGGCGGGGCTGGATTGGCGGGATCTGGAAAGCAGTCGGTTCCTTGAAGTTGAAGCCCGTAACCGCTACGGGGGCGCGGAACCAGTAATAGAAGGCTGCTTCTGCAAGGTCAATCCTGTAATCCGCCTCCAGCATAATTGAAGGTGTATCACGAGGGAAGTACTGCCCGGCAATGTAGCTGTATTCGTACGCTCTTGATTGCTCCTGCGCCGCTGCGGCGCCGTGGAACTCACCGGTGTAGTTCTTCAGGAATGAAAACACCGCTGGCGTCCAACCCCAGGCAGGATCTTGGCTGCCGGTGCGGTTGAGCAGCTTGCCGTAACCGTACGAGCGCAGCAGGTCTAGAGACGTTGCTGGATCTTCTTGATACTGCCTATTATTTGCAAACTGCGCTTGTAGCATGCTGATTGTGCCAGTGCTTTCGGTAATCAGTCCCTCAAAAACTCTTGTAGGCAGTATGGGCTCAAACTCAGGCCCCGGATCAAATGGATTGTACCGACTGACCGCGACAATGCCCCTTCCAATCCTCTCCGTTCTCGAACCGCCTCCCGGCGTAACGCTATCTACGTAATAGAATTTCTGTCGAACCAGTTCCCGCAGCGCAACGGGGCAATCAATTGGCGCCACGGTTGAGCGAGTGACAACGAAGCACTGCAAAACGCGGTTGAGGACCAGATTGTTGTAATTTACGGTAATTGTGTTTATGTTTCCGAAGGAGTATGGCGGATACCTTTGGCTGATTCTCACTGGAAACATCGTTGACGGGTCGGCGTTGACCAGATCAATCCATGCCTGAGCTTCTGCGATCACCTCCGCCGGAGCGCCTGGCGTGTTGAAGGGCGTTGTCGTATTCACTTCGCTATACTGAAATGTAATTGTTTGCATATAAAACAACAAAACCATTCGACCCTTGCCAGCCGGAAACGCTTGGTACCAGATCACTCCATCATCCAGTGCCAGGCTCCCACCCGAGGATGGGGGTATAGCAACCGTCGCCGACGTGCTGCGATCTGCGGTTTTCACCGTCAACGTCCGCGCCTGTATGTTCCACTGCCACCAGGCCCCCGCCACCCTGAACCGCTTCCCCCGCACCTGCACCGGCGTGAACCCCGGCTCCTCAAACTCCGGCACCGCACCCCGCCAGGGATCCCTGCGCCCGGCAGCCTTGCTGATCTGCGAGCCTGAGAACTCAAGGCCTTTCCTCACCAGCCTGGTGGCATCCTCCTGCACCCAACCCAGCTCGGTGCGCTCCTGCAGCCGCCGCTGATTCGCCGCCTGCATCGCCCTGGAGGCCTCCAGCAGGGCGGCGTGCTCCCGTATCTCGATCCTGGTGGTCACACGTACTGATCGACGACCAGCTCGACCGGATAGGTGATCGACAGGCCCGATGGCAGAGCCTCGGACGGCGAGAACACCCGGACTTGTTCGATGTACGTTTCCCAGGTCGTCACCCCGCCAGAGGCGGTCCCGGTGACCACGTATAGGGTGTCGTACTGCAGGCCCTGGGGGCTGGCGTTGGCCGTGAACACCACATTTTGAGCCTGCCCGAGGAACAAGTCATCGGCGGTCGAGAACGCCCCGCCGGGGATCGTCCAGACCACCCTGGCGTAGCCGTAGCTGGCCTGGCTGGTGATCTCGGCGGCGTCCCATGCGGCGGTGGTGGACTCCACCGTGAGCGATCCCGGGTTCAGCGCCAGGCACGCCCTTGCTACCCTGCCCTGGTACCCCGCCGCGTAGATCCGGGCCAGTGATGCCCGGCTGACTTGCGTGATCATGTGAGAGACACTCCATAGGGGCCGACGGCGATCACCCCGCCAGGGCCAGCGGCGACCGAGTAGGTCTCACCGGCTGCCCGGGTGATCACCGACGGGCGAACCACCCGGCCGGTGGCGACCGCCTGGCTGGTGATGGTGGCGCTCACCGGCGCCGTGATCTGGAACGTGTCCGTGGCCACTCCGGACACCGCGAAGGTTCCGTTCAGCCGCCCGAACGGCACGGCATCGATCACCACGATGTCACCGTTGCTGTAGCCATGCCCGGCTGCCGTCAGGGTCGCCGTGGTGCCGCTCTGGGCCACGTTCGTGATGGTCCGGAACGTCCCCTCAAACGCCGCGGCGATGAGATTCTTGCTGGTAGCGGTCCAGTTCAGGTAGACCGCAGCCCGGAAC